TTCAGAAGCATCAAATGTTATATTCTGACCAGCAGCAGCACCCTGGAAAACTACATCAGCATTATTGAATGTAGTGACACCAGCAATTACTACTTCATCTAAATCTGCCTGACCGTCAACATCTAATCCAGCATTAATATCTACTGCAACATCAAAAGTGGATACTCCAGAGACAACCTGAATTCCTGCAGCATAGGTTGCAATGCCAATAAAAGTTGATACTCCACTAATCTTTAAATCAGTGAATGTATTTGGTGCAACTTCAATCGCAGCTTCAATAGTTGCCGTGGTAGTGGCATCCAAAGATGCAATGTTTTGAAGTTCTCTATCACTACTTATTACTTGTGTTGCACCTATGTTGAGAGATGCTACACTAGTAACACCCGCAACATTTAATCCTCTTAAAATATCAACAGCAGCATTAATATCAATTTCGTTCGAAAATGTTGCAATACCAACAACATTTAATCCATCAGCAAAATTTACATTTTTTCCTACTGCTAGACCACCACTGATAATTACTGCACCAGTTGTGGTTGATTCTGACTGTGTAGATCCAGAAAATGTTACTATACCTACATTACCCGTTCCACCAGTAAATACATATCCTTCTGTTCCGTCAAGGTCGCGACCCATGACGAATTTTTCAGTGCTTGCATCCCAAATTAAAAGATTGCCATCTACTTGAGATGTTGATTCAACATCAGTAAGATTAATTAATTTTGATGGTGGGGCAGATGCGTTGGATAAAACGCGGATTACGTTTTGAGATCCAATTCTATCGTTTATGCG